TTATTGCAAGAAGGTATTGACTTTGAGATTGGAGTTCTTCAGGAACACATAGAAGTCTTGCGAAAGCAGATTGGGAAACTGAAAGCCGAAAAATCAGGCATCAGAAAAACTTACAAAAGTAAAAAATCAAAAAAGAAATAGAACGAAGAAAAAAGCTCCTCATTCGGAAGGGTGGGGGGCTTTCTTATTTTTATGGTCAAGTCGTTCAGTTCGGTCAATGGCTGGTCAGAGGTAAGAAAGTTGTTTCGACCTGGTGCAGGTTTTGATGATTTCGTGCGGACACACGAAAAAAGAAATCTACGGAAAGACTTGACTGAAGTGCAGAGAAGTAGTACGATGGACTTGTCCAAGTAAAACGACGAAAGGATGAAGGACAAATGACAGAGCCATTTCACACGAGCGAAGCAGATGCGGAGATACTCACGCTTTCTGTTTCGATGTTCATGCGGTTCATCGAAGAGAACATTGAGAGACACCGCAACCACAAGGATTACAGCATGGACAAGTTGTTTGCGCTGATGGACATGTACGCACGGACAGGCGACCTCTGGGTTCGCTTGCAGAAGCATCAAGGCGCAACTCAGGAAGAGATTGCGATGTACCTTCAGGAGCAAGACCGATGAAAGGACAGAGAGTTCGGCTCGTATCAACGAGCGACCCGTACACACGACTGAAGTACGGAGAGGAGGGCACGGTGACTCTTGTTGATGACATGGGCACGGTGCATGTCAAATGGGACTCGGGTTCATCGCTCGGTCTTATCGAAGGTGAAGACAGGTGGGAGGTCGTAGGTAAAAATGTCGGCTGAAGCGATTGACGACATCTCCTTGTCAAAGACCGTGATGTTCGTGGGCGAGTACTTCAGCCTGATGACCACGGTGGTTCTGGATGAGAAACTCAGGCTCCCCGAAGAAGATGACGAGCAGTTTGCGATACGGCTGGCTCAGGTCTGGATGCAGGAGTATTACGGCTGGGACTTGGAGAAGGTTTCCCATGAAATAGGTCTTGTAGAGGACTAAATAGGTAAAAATCACCCCCCTTCGGCTGTTCTATCCTAGAACTACCGTTGGGGCTGGCTTGAGTTCACTCGCCACCCAACGATGAGGTGGTTCGCTATCGCCACCGCTTCTCTCCTCCTACTCCCTGAGGGGGAGGGAAGTCGTGTCGCCTCCCAAACGATGCGGACAGGCCATTGTAAAGTTGAGGCATGGAAAACCTAAGCATCGTGGACAGAGTTCTGCATGAAAACCTCGGGTCTGCGCCGTATGTCGCCTCGATTGTTGATGACCCAAATGATGGAAAGACCAAGTTGGTCATCATGTTCCAAGAGGAAGGGTGCACGGCTGTTCTTTCGCTTGACAGCCTGATTGAGGAAGAGGACATCTCGAACTCCACACCAGCAGCGGAGTATGAAGAACAACTTCGTGATGTGCTTTGGGACTCCTACGGAGAAAAGTAAAAATTTCGTTGATGCGGCAGCTGCGGCTGCTGGAGATGCAAACAACTTAGGGAGGAGGTGAGCTGAGATGACCACGATTGCTGCGGTACAGGGAAGTGGTTGGGCTGTTGTTGGTTTCGACTCAAGAGTCGTTGATGATGAGCGTGTGTACTTGCTGCCATTTAATGCTGGCAAGGTGGTAAAAAATGGCGATTACCTTCTTGGCGCAGCGGGGGATATGCGGGCAATCAACTTGCTTGGTCATGTGCTGAAGCCACCTCCACCAAACCCTCGGGATGAGGGCGTCAGGTTAGATAGGTTTATCTCCTCGAAGTTCATACCTGCTCTGAAGTCCTGCTTTGATGACGCTCAGTACGGTGAAAAGGGAGAACACGACTCGCACATCATTTGCGTTGTCAATGGAGTCATCTATGACATTGGCTCGAACTACGACTGGTGTCGAGATGCGGATGGCATCTACGCAGCAGGAACTGGTGCTGGCTATGCGCTTGGTGCGCTGCAAGCAACCCTCGAAGGTAAAAAACGCAGCGTGACCTCAGCGAGGAACATGGTGAAGAGTGCGGTCTCGATTGCGTGCCGTTTTGACTCGAACTCAGCAGAGCCTGTGCATCTTCTTGTTCAGAAGAAAGAAGAGTCCTAGCCCCATAAGGGAAGCAGTTTTGACACTTGCTCAGGTGAGGCAAATCTCTTTGCGGTGCAAACCAGATGGTCTGCGGAGGGCTTGCCGTCTAGATGCACAGGACACTTTGCCTAAGTCTGTGCCGACCCTCGATAGTTTTTCTATCCTAAAAAGCCACCCCCCTGTTGGGGAGGTAGTCCCACAGCATAGGCAGGTCTAAAAATCTTTTGCAAATGGACTTGACATCTTCCTGCACTTTCTGCTACTATGTAGTTATGAACCAAATAGGTTCAGAAAAGGAAACGACGAAAGATGTACGGATTACCAGATAGCGCAGTCTACGGAACCTACAAGAGGTTGCGTGGGGGTCGCCGTCGCAACTATGTAAGCCCAAACGATGGGCTGTTCATCAAGTTGCTCGGATACTTGTTTTGGAGCCTTGTCTACCTCGTGAAGGGGAGGGGTAAGGAAATCCCTCGCTGGTGGAGCAGTTGGAGGTATTGGGTCAAGTAAGCCCAAAACACCCAAGTTGCAAAATGCAGGTAGGTCTGATACACTTGACCTAGACAACCAAACGACGAAAGGACACAAATGGAAGTCAAGAGAATAAACGAAATGACAAACGAAGAGTGGGAGTACTGGACAGAACACTCCGACATCGCAAACCTATTAGAAGATGCGGAGGAAGAGATGTCTCTCGAAGAACTCGAAAGACCTGATTACAGCAAGTACGACTCGTACCTAGCGCAACCGCTTTGGTCAGAAATCGTGAAGGGTCTGTGGCAGGGTGGTACGGATGACAATGATGTCATGCACCAACTCGAAAAGCCTTTCATCACAACAAAGCAGTTCGACACAGTTGTCACGATGTATGCGGATGCAAATCCTGTGGATTGGCATGTCAAAGAACTTCGTTATGGAGTTTGGGACAGCGTGATGAGTGACTTCGATGCCGAAGACCTGTTTGACATCGTGCGGAGCGCACATGCGGACTGGAAGAAGGGCAAGAAGGTTCTCATCCGATGCCAAGCAGGTTGGAACAGGTCTGGACTCATTACAGCCCTCGTGCTCATCCGAGATGGGATGTCTGCACGAGATGCGATTGACCTCATCCGAAAGAAGAGGAGTTCATACGCTCTGTGCAACAGGCAGTTTGAGAAGTTCTTGCTTTCACAAGACCCAGATGCTTGGCGTGGCAACACGCTGAAGAACTAATGCTTGACAAGTGCAGGAAGGTCTACTATCCTGTACTTGTCAGGTTAGTTACACCGAAACGACGAAAGGACAGCAAATGTTTGAGTTAGTTCTAAGTGAACTGTTCGACACTTCTAAATGGAACATGGAACGCAAGTATGTAATACGCCGTCGCTGGTTTTTCACAGCGATTGTTGCTCTGTTTCTGTTCATCATGTTCCAAGTGATTGGAAACCTGTGGTGGACTTCAGATGGTTATTGCTGGGGCGACATGCTTGAGTGTCTTGAGAAGGACATCGAAAGAAGCACCAATGGCTAAGAAGGGAAAGCACCGAGGAGGTGCAACGCCACCAAGAGAGTGGACTCGCTTTGCGGAGGCAACGCCGATGCGAAATGGAGTTGTGCGAGAAGACGCACTCGTTGAGAACGAAACTCTCTGGGTGAACTCTCACTATGTCGTGCACCGACATCTGTTGGAAGGTAAAGAAGATGGAGCAATCCATCTGAGCATCCGAGACCACAAGCGTCGTGCGGTGCGTGACTGGAGACATCTCCAACGCATCAAGAACGAACTTGCAGGTCTGGACAGAGAAGCAATCGAAATCTTCCCACCAGACGACCAACTCATTGACACAGCAAATCAGTACCACCTGTTTGTGTTACCGAAAGGTCAGACAACGCCTTTCACATGGAAGGAAGGTAGACATGTTGGTATGCCAACTGACGACCACATCAAAGATTGGGTCGCAAGCATGGGACAACCAGCAGATGAAATCGCAGAACATGCGGTTCAGAGACCTGTTGAGGAGTAATCGTGAGTGAGGTAAAAAACCAAGAGATAGACCTCAATGACCAAGAGTTCATGTGCCTCGTTATTCGAGAGTGCGGAACAAGGTTCTGGTCTGGACAAACCACGCCAGAACATCAAGTTGTTTGTAGGTTCTGCTCTGGAGAACTGAAATCTTCTGCTGAAATGCGGAGAAACCAAGAAACCAACTAGACGAAAGGAAAAGTAAAAAATGAAGCATCAGCGCATCGCTGAGCAGGCTGCCGAGTTGTACTCCAATGGCATGTCAGTAGAGGCAGTCGCATCTCAACTGGGGGTGGCTTATCGAACTGCACGCAAGGCAATCTGGGCACAAGGAGTTGAGTTCCGTGACCCAAGCGCACGCTTGGTAGGTCGAACTCGCCCCGACAAGACTCTGAGCCAGCCCATCGAGGAGACTCGATGAAGCAACTTCGGGAACTTGTTCGGAACTTAGTCTGGACATCTGTCATCGCAACTGCTTGCGGTCTGGGTGCTCTTGTGTCTGCTGGTCTGGGGGAGATGGCTTGGGTCGTCGCCTTTGGTCTGTGCGGTGTGACAAGTGCCACCCTTGCCTCTAGAGACAAGTGACTTGACTTTCCTGCAAAAGTCAGGTAGATTGGTATTCATAGGAGGTCATACAAAATGACGATAATGACAGCAGACCAAGCAACAGAAAAGCAACTGAAGTTCATTGAGGACTTGCTCGTGCAGAAGGCTGTGCCTGAAGCAATCAAGATGCAGTACCTCGTGAACAAGGAAACGATGACGAAGAAGATTGCATCCTCGTTCATCACTATCTTCCTCGGTCTCCCCAATGCGGAAATCAAGGCAGATGCACCTGCGGACAACCTCAACGAGAAGCAGAAGTTGTACCTCGAACTGAAGCAAGAGATTGAGGCGATGCCTACTGCGAAGTACGCAATCCCTGCTGGTGAAGTGATGATGGACTTGCTAGAGAAGCCAATCAACAATGACATGGTGTTTGTCGAAATCCGCAAGTATCAGGGCAAGACATACATCAAGCAGTTACACGGAGCACCCGGCTCTTTCATGCGCTCAATGATGCCGATGGCAGATGCACTCGTGTTTGCACGCATCATCAAGCGTGACCCCTACAACTACACAAAGTTGTTCGCTGACCACTACCAATGCTGTGGTCGTTGCGGAGCAGAACTGACAGACGAGGTGTCTCGTCAGTTGCGACTTGGCCCGGATTGTCGAAAGGCTTTCGGGGTCTAAGTACCTTTGCGGATAGTCCTCCCTGCAAAAAACAGGGGGGACTTTCCTGCATTGTGCTATGCTTGTAGAGACCTAAAGACATACGACTGAGCGATGTCTACCGCCCCCGTGAGTGCGGTTGTCGTGTCCCCAACAGTTAGGAGATGCTTTTGTATCCAACCAAGGACAAAACCAGAAATAGAGCAGTACTAGTAGCAGGAGTGATGGGCTTGCTCCTTGTGACCCTCGTGGTCAAAGTCGCATACGCAAGTGACCTAGTGGAAGAAGCGACAACAACGACAAGTACACCTAAGTATGCGGAGGAGAAAGTTTTCTCTTTGGAGTTAGAAGACTCCATGAAAAAGAAGCACTACACCTACGAGATGGAACTGCTGAGGATGGAAAAGGTAAAAAATGCCCCTACCACCTCGACAACACAACCAACAGCTGCGCTGAAGTCTCAACAACTTGTTGCATCGCTCGAAGCAGAAGTCCTCGAACCAAAAGTTTTGCGTGACCTTCTTGCCCATGTTGGTTTTGAGGGAGAATCTTTGCGGATGGCTTGGGCGATTGTTATGCGTGAGTCCAGAGGAAGACCAGTGGCTCACAATGGGAACTCCAATACAGGTGATAACTCCTACGGTTTGTTCCAAATCAACATGATTGGGAACCTCGGTAAAGACAGGATGGAGCGATACAACCTGAGCAGTTACGAAGACTTGTTCGACCCGCTTGTCAATGCGGGTATTGCCTACAAGATGTCAAGTAAAGGTACTGATTTCGGGGCATGGGGGGTTGGACCCAATGCGTATAATGGAGGAAAGGTTGGCGACATACCGTATTGGCTAACCCAGTACCCAGAAAAGTGAGGATGCAATGGGTGAAGAAAAGTACCTGCGTGATGCTGAATACAAAGCAGATGCGGTAGATGGCGATGCTGATGGGCTTGTTCAGGATGGAACCATCCACGAACGTGCACTCGAAGTCGCTGAAGTTGTTGCGGTTGAGGAAATCCAGGCTCCAGAACCAGAAGTGGTTGCTGAACCAGAGCCTGCTGCCAAAAAGGTAAAAAATGTGGCAGCCGTGAAGACCAACCTCAAAAACGATGTAGTTGTTTACATGTCTGCTGTTGATTTCAGAAGTCTCGCTCGAAACTCTGCGTCAGTTGCTGCTGTTCAGACTCGACTCATTGAGTTGGGTCACTATGAAGCAGGTTCTGATAAGCGCGGTGACATTGGTGATGGAACTTGTGCGGCTTTGTGTGCTTTCCAAAAAGAAAAAGGCATTGAGGCAGTTACATGTAACGACCAAGCAGTCATCGAGGCTCTATTTGAGAGGACAACAGTCAAGGTTCTGCCTTAGACCTGCCCTAATCTCTATAATCAACGCTCGTCAAGTCCTCTATGATGGATTTGTCGGGCGTTGATTGTTTTTAGGAGGGGATTTATGGCAATAAGCCCAGCAAAAGCCAAAACCATTGTTGGTCGTGTCCTCGCCACCTTCGCCGTCTCTGCTTTGTCAGTTATTGGTGCTGGTGCGCTTGTAGGAGTTGAGATTTGGCAGGCTGCTTTGATGGCAGGCATTGGCGGTGCTGCCTCTGTGATTGAGGCTCTGAGTCGTGCGTATCTGAAAGATGGCGACCTAACTCATGCGGAGATTGAGCAAGTGTTCGCTGCTGCGGAGTCCAGCTCCAGGTCCAAACGCAAATAACTTAGAAACGAAAAAGCCCCCGTCGGTATTTTTTACCTTCGGGGGTTCTTTCTTTGTAGCCCTTAGTCGTAAGGGTCGTAATCTCTTTCGTCGTCTAGGTCGTAGGTGACTTCATCCTCGTGACCACATGCGGTGCATGTCCATGAGAACCAAGCCTCGCCTCGGTAGGACTGTATGTCCACATCTACTTCGATTTCCTGCTCGTATGCGGTGCACTCGTCGTTAGAGCATGACACCTCTCGTGTGTCGCTCCACTCTCTGTCTGGCCCGGCGATTTCGTACTCGTTGCCTGTTACTCCGGGGGGTAGGTTCCAGCCCATTGGGACTTCCTTTCGTCGTTGTTGATGTAATCATCTCACACCTTCCTGCACTCTGTCAAGTATGGCAGAGGGGTGTGTCAGAGTTTTAGAACTTCAGAACAACTTCGGTCTGATGAGTCTCGCCTCGTGCGGTTGGGCAGTAGGCGACATTGTGAGATGTCGAACTGTTGCAGATGCCTGACTCGTAGCCTTTCTGGCTCCAATACTCCTTGCGTGTGTAGATGGTGTGCTCCCAGTAGCCATGCAGGGTGCTGTTGGTGACCATCTCCCCACACTTTGAGCATGTCCCGAACCAGAGCCTGTTGTCCTGTCGGAACCCATCGTGCGGATTGAGAACTGAGAACCCGTCTCCCAGCCCTTCTTGTCGAACCTTCGTGATGTCCACTTCTTGTGTCCTTTCGTATTTTTTACCTGTGCGTATCTACAGAAGAACCCCCCACCCATTGGGTGAGGGGTCTTCTGCACTTTGATTAGTTGCTCGTGATGACCACTCGTGGAAGCACGAACTGCTGAGCCTTTGCGACTGCCTGACGCACTCGCTGTTCCTGCTCCTCAGAGATGCCCAGCGTGTAGCCCTCGTCGTCTGTGCCACCTGTGAACACAACATCGCCCACGATGTAGTCGGTGTGTGCTCCGAACACCTCATCCCAGATGACCTGAGCGTAAGGATTGTGCGGAAGGTTGATGAGTTTGCCCTCCTCGTTGCACCAGAGGCTGAGGGTGTCGCTGAGGTCAATAACCTGAACCCAGCCCCCTACTGCCTCCTGCAACTTGCTGAGGCTGTCCTCGTTCGTTGCGGTGATGACTGAGATGACTCCCTCAGTCGTGACTGCTAGGTACTTGTTTGACATGATGTCCTTTCGTCGTTGTTTGCTGACAGTAGAAAGATTAGCAACCTTCCTGCACTCTGTCAAGTATTGCGGTGAACTTTCTCAGAAAAAAGTAGAACCCCCTCCAGATAGTCGGGGGGTGACCATCCAGAGGGGGAGACTGTGTGCTGTGCGGATTAGGCGACTGCGCCCTGCAGGATTTGCACCTGTGCGGTGCGACCCCAGATGATGTCATTGACCTGAGCCTCAGTCAGACGCTCGATGATGGGTCGCTCGTTGATGCGGTCAGTCTGTGACCACACATCGAATACGGTGATGTCACATGAGCCAGCGAACAACTCCCTGACCTTGTTGATGGTGTCCACATGGAAGTGATAGGTCACTCCCTTTGCGGTGATGGCTACTGAGTAAGTCTTCATGTCTTGCGGTGTCCCTTCGTCGTTGTGTTTGTTGTGCTTGGCTTTCGCCTTACCTGAGTAAGACTACAGACCTTCCTGCAGTCTGTCAAGTCATGCGGTGTGTCTCTTGTCACCACCCCCCTTGCAGTTTGTAGTCCTTGTAGCAGTCGTAGGACTCGTGCGTGTCCTCAGGTCGCCCACAGATGCAGGTCTTGCCGTAGGTCTTGCGGTAGGTCGCCTGCACTACCTGCACCTCCACGCCTAGCCTCTCTGCGAGAGCGTATGCGTCTGCCTTGCGTGCGGTGCTGTATTTGTAGGTCTTGCCTGTCTTGGGGTTGGTCACTTGGAACATGCGGTGCAGGTTAGCAACCTTCCTGCACTATTGCAAGCCTCTAGGGCAGATTTCTTTCTAGCCCTTGCCTGCATTGGGTTTGCTCCCCCCTGCCTTGCATGTCGTGCTTGCATGTCTAGTGCCTAAGTTGTTTGCACCTGCCAGGGCCTAGACGCCTGGCTGTCTGCACTAGCCCACATGATGACCCCCATACCCCCCTCCCCTCTAGGTAGGTAGTCGCCAGAGTCAGAGCCAGCCTCAGAACCAGAGCCTGCAACAAGAGAGACCCCCCTCCCCCCTGCCTTGCTTGTAGCCCACCTACCCCCTCCCCCCTGCCTTGCTTGCACACATGTCTGCCTTGCTTGCACACATGCACACATGTCTGCCTTGCTTGTCTAGTCCACCTAGACAACATGCACACATGTCTGCCTTGCTTGCTTGCTTGTCTAGTCATTGACAAGACATGACATGACCTCACACATGACAAGTAAGACACATGCACCCCCTGCCTCGTATGTCCCAGAGAGAAGAGAGAAAAAAGATGACCCCTCGAAACAAAAAGACCCCCCCTCCCCCCACCCCTAGCAGCGAAAACGAAAAGGTAAAAATGTCCCCTCGAAAAGCCCGGAACGATTTGGAAAGGCTCCCGTATAAAGCGCAGCCGACTCACAGGCCAAAGTCAAAAATCGTAAACGTTCATAATTTCGACCGTTTCGTACAATGACTTAGCCCCTTCAGGCTCTGAACGCCATCAGAAAAGTCCTGTACGATAGAACAATGACGACCGAGAAGACGCAGTTACCTAGGGAAGAAGTGGAGTTCCTAGCAAGCCTGCCCCGCGAAGCCTCTGAGTCGCGCCTACGCGCCCTCTGGGAGGCTGGTTGGTCTCTACAGACACTTGGAGACTCTCTACAGCCTCCTCGCCCTAAGACAACTATTCATTTTTGGGTGAAGAGAGCAGAGAACCAGAAGCAGTTTCGGGAGATTCCACCACCCCCGCCGAAGTCTCTAACAACTTCGGTTCCACTGAAGTCAGCCCCCCGTCTGAGGTCCATTTCTCCGGGCGTCCCTCCCGCTATGAGAAGCGAGCTTCGAGAGCTTTCTGCTCTAGCGAGAAAGTACAGAGCCAAATGCTCACCATCAAGCCCCTACGCAATTGCAAACGAGAAGCTGACTGAAAGAGCCCAGTATCTAAAGATGATGGGAGTCCCTACAGCAGCTATCGCTGAGGCTTGCGGTATTTCATATCGAGCAATGGCACGGAGGTTGAGCCAGTGAGGCAGTATCGAACATCCACAGGTGTTTATAGCGAGAATGACCTTGCCGTGGTGGTTTGGGTTAACCCTAAACACAAGGAATCAAAACAGGCTCGGTTTCTTGAAACCATGACTTCAGAGAATTCAAGCTTCCCAATTGCTTTCCCCCTGCGAGAGCTGACAACTCATAGGTCTTGGAGGGCAGCAATTCTTGCTAGTACCCCAGATGCTGTGTTTTCCTCCCTGCACGATTCCCGCAGGAACAAGCCCCTTTTGGTTCCTCTGTCCGTAGCCACTCAAGCGTTTGGCTGGGAAAACTTTTATATCCCAACCGAATACACAACCCCGAAGTAGACACATGCGAGTACTAATAGATGTTTTCCCTGCCCTTGTGAGAATCGCTCCTCCGGGCTCCCTTTCCGACATCACCAGCTTCGGAGTTAGAGGAGATGCTCCACAGCAGACCAGAAGGTTGGATAGGTGTCGGGTAGCGGTAGTGGACACCATGATTCGGATTGCCGTGGATTCTCCAGAAGGGCCGTCTCTCGTATTTCAAGAGCAGATTTCTGAAAGACAGAGCAAAAACAAAACCCACTGGGTTGTCACCGAATCTGGCAAGATTTTGGTATTCGAAAAGGACAATAACTGCGGTTGTGGCTCTCGCTTGAGGAACTGGAATCCATTTGGAAACTCGATTAGTTCGTCAGAAGACCCCCAATGACAGCAATTGACCTGATTGTTTACGGTTTGGCGACTTATCGCCTAACCCGACTAATAACGCGAGACGTTATTACCGCCAAGCTGAGGGACTGGGTGTGGTCCAAGAAACCACCAGAAAGTTCTAAGATTGGCTACCTATTCACATGCGAATGGTGCATGTCTATTTGGACAGCATCAATACTTGTGGTTTCTAGTATCATTACAGACATAACTGATATCGCAGCGTGGGTTCTTGCCCTCTCTGCAATAGCAGGTCTGTTGACCGCGTATGAGGACAAGTGAAATTGTCTTCTTACTCCGCAACAATTGACGAGGAGAATCGCTAGTGAGCGTATTCAAAAGAGATAGTAAGGGCGAAACCCCTGAGGTTCAAAGCGCACCCGCTGCTAAGCCACGCGCCAAGCGTAAGCCCTCGACTACTCGTTCTACTCAAGTAGTTCTCAACACAAGACCCCAAACGGCTCCTCGTAACTCTGTCTTTATCAATTCAAACAGCCCTTCTCCAGTTCCTTACGACTTCCCTCGAACCCTTACCGCTGCAGCAGTACAGGTAAAGGTCAACGACAAGGGAGAATTCGAGCAGTTCAAAGCTCGTCGCTCTGCTTCTTCCAGCGCATGGCAGGCAGAGGCTTGGGAGTACTACGACGCAATTGGCGAAATCAAGTACGCCTTCAACCTCGTTGCCAGCGTTGTATCCCGAATCCGAATTTTCGCAGCTGCGATTGATGACCCATCTCAGTCTCCTATCGCTGTCTCTAACTCAAACAGCATCGACCCACAACTTGCTGCTGCAGCTGAGCGTGCTCTTAACCGACTGAACTCTGCCTACGGCGGTCAGCCAGGTCTTCTTAAGGATGCTGCTCTTAACTTGGCAGTTGCTGGTGAGTGCTACCTCGTTCAAATGCCAGCACGCTTTGGTTCTGGAGACCCAGAGTCTTGGGACATCCGTTCCGTTGACGAAGTTATGACTGACGCCAAAGGTGGCTACAACGTCATTGGTCGTCGTGAGCAATCAAGTGGTGGCGGTTCTGGAATGGCAGGCCGTGTTACAAAGCTTGGCAACAAGGCATTCGTAGGACGCATTTGGCGTTCACACCCTCGTTACTCTGATGAAGCCGATTCATCTCTGCGCGGCCTTCTTGACCTCTGTGCTGAGCTTCTACTTTTGAACCGCACATTCCGTGCAACTGCACGCTCTCGCCTCAACGCTGGTGCTCTTTATCTTCCAGACGGACTTTCTGTTGCTGCACAAGCAGACCCGAACTACCCATACGACTCAGAAGACGGCATTGGTGCTGGCTTCACACCTGAGGAAGCAGAAGACGAGTTCGAAGAGCAACTCATCGACGCGATGACAACTCCGATTCGCGATGAAGAGTCTGCGAGCGCGGTTGTTCCGCTCATCATTCGTGGTCCTGCAGAACTTGGCGACAAGATTAAGCAGTTTAAGTTTGAGCGTTCGTTCGACCCTGCATTGGCTCAACGTGCAGACCGAGTACTTGAAAGAATCCTTCAGGGTCTAGACGTTCCGAAGGATGTAGTCACTGGTCTTGCCAATGTGAAATATTCAAACGCTCTTCAAATTGATGAAGCACTTTACAAGGCGCACATTGAACCTTTGATGCTTCTCATCGTTGATGCGCTCACTGTTATGTACCTGCGTCCGTACTTGGTCGCAACTGGTTACTCAGAAGCAGATGTCAACCGCATCACCATTTGGTACGACCCATCAGCAGTCTCGACTCGCAACGACCGTGCTGCAGATGCAGATGCTGGTTACGACCGCATGGCAGTTTCCTCTGACACATGGCGTCGTGCTCATGGATTCTCAGACCAAGATGCACCTACACCAACAGAGGTTGCTCTCCGAATGCTTACCGAAAAGGGCGCATTCACTCCAGAACTTACAGAAGCAATGCTTGGAGCCGTTGCTCCAGACATGATGACTGCAGTGCGAGACGCACAACAGTCAGCTTCGGTCGCTCCGCTTCCTCCAGAAGTTGAGAAAGTTCTTCAACAAGCAGCAGGAGAAACAGCTCCTACTGAAGAAGCGCCTCCAGCTGAGGAAGCCCCACAGGAAAGCCCAGAGCAATGAGCGAAGAGCTAGCCGTGGCATACGACATTAATGGTCCGAAGTGTCCTGAGGCAACTCAAGACATTGCTGTCAACCTTGAGAATCGTAAGAACGCAATTGACACAGCAAAGTACGGGCCTCTAAACCCAGAAGAGCCAAACGAAGAGTATTGGCAAGAACTTGCTGACGAGTGGTCCGTTGATATTGAGACCGCAAAGAAGCAACGCTGTGGTAACTGCGCCGTATTCGTTATCACACCATCCATGAAGGAGTGCATTGCTACAGGACTTACTGGCAACCGCAGTTCTGATGAGTTCGACGCAATCGACGCCGCAGGAGAACTCGGCTATTGCGAGGCTTTTGACTTTAAGTGCGCCAGCGCTCGTACTTGCAGGGCTTGGGTATCAGGCGGCCCAATCGCGGAAGAAAAAGAACCAGCCTCCCCCACCGAAGCGACAACCGAGGAGATGGAGGAGTCGGTAACGGCTGCTGCTAAGAAAAAGCGCACCATTTCTCAAACACCCGCTCCAAAGAAAGACCGAATCAAGGGTTCTTCAAAAAACACGAAAGGTTCGGCCTCTGGTGGAAAGAAAATCGCATTTAGTAAATCCGTCGAAGCCTCTTTACGCAATAAGGTCGAAGAACATAACAAAACTGCGCCGAAGGGGCGACGAGCCTCTCTTTCTATGCTCAAAGCAGTTTATCGTCGCGGTGCTGGTGCTTATTCTGTTTCACACCGACCCGGAATGACTCGCAATCAGTGGGCAATGGGTCGCGTCAATGCGTTCCTTCGTTTACTGAAGTCTGGTAAGCCTTCTAAGTCTTCCTACACAACAGATAACGACTTGCTTCCTGCAAGTCACCCACGCTCAACCAAGAAGAAGGCAAGCTCAGCGAGTGAAGCCCTTGTTGCATCTGGTCTTATTCCAGAAGAGCAGGCTCTTGCTGAAGCACTCGTTTACATCACAGAGAAGTACGGAAAGTTCGACCAAGACGGTGACGGCGTTTGGGCAGGTTACACACCTGCTGCAGAAAACGAAGACGCAAAAATTGGCGTCTCATGCATGAACTGTGTCTTCTACTCACACGATGAAGAAGGCCGCGACACCTGCAAGATTATTGCTCTTGAGGTCGAAGACCTCGGTAAGTGTCGTTTTGCCGTTATTCCTGAAGGTGTTGTTGATGTTACCCAAGTCCCAGTTCGGGACCCAGAGAGCCTAGAGCTTCTTATTGCTTCTGCTTATGCCGAAACTCAGTTGAGTGTCGAGGTCAATGAATCAGGGGAGTATGAGTCTCCTGAAGAGGCGATTCTCGTTCTCACAGAGCTTTCTGGTTTGGGTTACGAAGCAGAACACGCCATTCGTGCAAGTTGGATGCGTGCCGTAAGGAACAATGAAAATCCATTCAAGAGAGCTTTCGGTCTAGCAACGATGACATACGACAGTGTTGATTCCGACCTCCTGCCAACACGGACGGTAGCCAAATGAAGAAGCATGATTACCCAGTAGCAAAAGCAAAGCGATACACGAGCGCAGCCGAGCAGAATCAAAAGATTCTTGACGAGGCGTACTCGTTTGTTGAAGCTGCCAATCTTGACTTCACTGGAACTCGCACCGTCACAAAGGGAGCAGCCAAGACGGTAGTCGAGCGCTCTCTAGAAAAGACAGATGGTCAGCCATTCTCTGTTCGCAAGCACCAAGCTCTTACTGATATTTCTCATTACATCGCTCTTGCTCAGCGCAACCGAGTGATGACACTTAGCGCACAGAACACAGACCTTCTTCCTCTAGCGCATCCTCGTTCTTCCAAGAAGCACAACCTTTCTCTTGCCCAACTTCTTGAGCGTCAGGCTCGTTGGTACACAGATGACCCAGAGATTCGTGACGAGTCAGTAAAGACTCTTATTGCATCTGCTCTAACAGCACATCCTGCTTCTCCAGAGCACGAGTACGCAATTACTCGTCTTGCAAACCTTCCACAGGGGAGCGTTCCTAAGTACGCACTCGTTGCAGCTTTCGGTGATGGAAACTCATCTGCTGCCCGTCGTGCCCGTGCGATGCTCCAGCGTCGTGACCGCAAGGGTCGCTTCGCAGAAATGGGTGGCGGTCTTCGTGCGCTTATTCGTCGTGCCGCTGGGATTTTCAACCTCAACGGTCGAGTAGTTGCAGAAGGTATTGGTCGGGACACATTCGACATGGAGCTTCCAGATGGAAAGCTTGTTCGAATCCCTGCACAAAACGCTGAGGCAGTAAAGGCGTACATCCCACAAAAGGGAAACCGCGATGGATACAGCCCAAGCCCAGCAAAGGTTTCTGCAAAAGACCCAATCATTAACGAGGCAGACCTCGAAGTAATTGATGCACCAGACGGTTTCCGCGAGGACACTGCTTGGCAGCCAGACGAGGGCGACCGCGACTATTACGGTGACAATGTTGACCTCGGTAAGAAATACACAGACGATGCATACGATATCGTCAAGTTTGACAAGCCAAACGCTCCAGCAAAAGACAAGTTTGAGATTGCAGAGCAGCGTGAAGGCGAAGGCCAAAACGTTATTGCTGTTGGTAAGGGCAAGGATGGCGCACTAGACCCAGACCTTCCCGTTTATTTCGTCAACCGCCGTGGTGGAGATGAGCGTCCATTCGCTGCAGTTCAGTCTTGGGCAGATGCTCAGGCTCTTATGCGCGACGACGAGCCTCGCTACCAAAAGGGAGAGCGTCCTAACCCAAATCAGGGTGGTGGAGATGAAGGTGCTCGTATTCCTAACAAGGAAGAGACCATCCAAACACCAGAGGGCGAAGAGGTTGAAGGCGAAGTAATTCCTAAGCTTCGTAAGCCAACCCGTCGCGACATTCGTGATTTCGAGCGTCGTATGAAGCAGTTCGAAAAGGGTAAGGGGCTTTTCCCACTTGACCCACGCAAGGACCACCTCGTTGCAGACGATGGTCGAGTTATCGACCTTGAGAATGGCGAAGTTCTCTTTGACCCACGCCCCCGTCGTGCAAAGGTTCGCTTGGCTCCAGACCAAGCCCCAAAGAATTTCTACGATTTTGACCGTAAAGAAAAGTACGAGCCAGAAGGCCCAGTGCAAGGTCAAGAGTCTCCAGACTTTACAGATGACCCAGCAGAACTTGCTCAGAAGTTTGAAGAGGGGGAGCTCAAGGACGCTCTTCGTCAATCAGTTGTTGGTAACGATGAGAACCCAGCTACTGGTTACGGACCCCTTGAGTTCGAAGAGGGCGACGAAGTTGTCCCAGCAGAAGCAATCTACGAAGCTCTAAAAGAAAAGGGCTCTGACGCTGACAAGATTCTTGACGACATCTATCGCGCCCCAGAAGACAAGCCAGCAGAAGCAGAAGACCTAGAAAAGGTTGCAGAAGTACCAACACCCGAGGACGCAGTTCCCGAGATGAAGGAACTCCCACTCCTTGAGGGTCTGAATGAAGACGAGCGTGCTCGTGCTGAGCAAGACCCAGCAGAGTTCCTTCCAAAGAACGAAGATTTTGAAGTTCCAGAAGGTTACGCAGAACTAGACAAAGAGCCATTCAATCCTGAGGACATGGCAATCCCAGAAGAGGCTCCAGAAGATTTCAACTTTAATCCAGTTGATATTGCACGCAAGTATGACAACGAAGCACTAAAGAATGAGCTTCGTCGTTCACTTGAACCAGGTAACGAAATGCCTGGGTTTGGTGCTCTTGGACAAGAGACTCCTGAAGGGGAGCCTTATGTTGCACGAGTTCCTGGCGAAGCGATTCGTGATGCACTACAGCTCCAAGGTGAAGACACAAATCGACTCATTGACGACATTTATCGAGAAGGCCGTGAGGGTCAGGGTGAACCTGATGCTCAGGAAGTTCAAGACGCTCTGGAAGGAGAAAATGTCGAAGAAGCCGAAGCCCCAGTTCGTTCCCGTCAAGAAGAGGCTCCCGAAGCCCCGCAACCACCTGCAGAGGACGAAGCGGGACCCGAAGCCCCTGCCGCAGATGGAGATGGAGACGCAGGAGCAGGAGGACAAGAAGCTGACCTAGCAATTGGTGAACCCCACCGTGCAATGGTTGCTGCTCGTGACCTGCAGCCCGGCGATATCGCAGTTCGTGACGATGAGTACTTCGTTATTGAAGAAGTTGGTGAACTGCCAGACCTCAGCGCAGGCAAGCAAGGAAACAAGAAACTTAATCGAGTTAATGTCAAGGGTTACTACCCAGGCCACAAGACTCAAGACCGAAACTGGTTTGCTAACGGCGAGATTGAAGTAATCCGCAACGTTGCTCCTCCAGAAAAGGGAGACAAAGACCCACTAGACAAGCCAGAGCTTGCCGACTACGGCAAGATGATGAAGAAAGATGGTGAGTGGGGTCTTCGTGACCCAGAGGCTCAGGCACGTTATGACGCAGACATGGCAGCCCACAAAGCAGCAGTTAAAGCTGCTGGTGCTGACTTTGTAGACCCGACTAAGGCACAGGCTGAAGAAGCCAAAGTCAATGCTGTTGCAGATGACAAGCCTGCTGGTGGTCCTTTCGTTGCCAAGTTCCGCGCAGAAGACCTACAACCAGGTGACATTGCATTTGATAACCACTTCAAAGTTGTCGAAGTTCGCGAAGGCGAAAAGGGCAAGATGGTTATTGTTGGTCACTACCCAGGCATGGGCCTACAAGAAAAGCAGTGGAAGAAAGACACACCTATTGAGGTCATTCGCGGTATTCCAGAAGGCGAAGGCCCAGAACTAGGTGAAGGCTCACTGCACCGCCCAGCAGGTCGTGGACCCAAGGGTGGATGGTTCCCAGATGATGACCCAGCAGCAAACGAAGCTCACCAAAAGAGAATTGAAGAAGTTAAGGCACGTTGGAATCCTCCAGCAAACCTTCCAGTTATCTCCGCTGCAGATGCAAAGGGAGAGAACCAGCTTGTAGAAAACGAAAAGCCACCTCGTGCACCACGAGAGCTTGGATTCCCAGCATTCCAAGGTCGGTTTGCCGAACTTGCAATGGAAGCAAACGGAGACTGGAAGAAGTTCCGCGAGCTACTTAACGATGAAGAAATCGTTGTGTTCGACTTCGAGACAACTGGTATTGACCCGAAGGATGGCAACGAGCCATACCAGATTGCTGCATACAAGATTCGAAATGGCGAAATCGTAGACAAGTTCGTCATGTACATGAACCCAGGGCGTCCGCTCAAGGGTACATACGCAGAGAAGAACGCAGTTGGACCTGATGGTGGCCCACTCCCAGAAAACTTCTTTGACGACAAGCAAAGTCAGCAAGAAGTTCTTGCACAGTTCCTTGAATGGGCTGGCGAGAATCCTCTTCTCGTTGCACAGAACATCAAGTTCGATGACGAGGTATTCCGTCGTAAGGCAGAAGAGCTCGGTCTCAACTACGCACCGGGTGGACTCGGTGACACGATGGGGCTTGCAGCCGAGATGTTCAAGGATGACCCAAACAACCCAGGTCGTAAGAACCTTGAGGCACTCGCTCAGTACGCTGGCGTAAAGCTTGAGAACTGGCACAACGCCGAGTTCGACGCTCTTGCAACTGCTGAACTGTGGAACGCTCTTCTTAAGAAGGCAGAAGACAATAACTTTGGAAACGCAGCTCTAGATGCAGATGCTCGTCAGGCAGAGTACGACGCCAAGATGGCAGAGCTTAAGCCAAAGATTGACGAGTACAAGCAGCAACTTGCCGACTATCTCGCTCGACAAGCACTCCGTAATGCTCTTGAGGGTAAGGAAGTCAACCTTGCAGACCTTGAGAAGCAAGCAGGAGTTGGTGGAATCCCAGAAGGTCCAGTCAATGAGATTGGTCGAATTGGTGCACCAGAGCAACTACCAGAGCCAGTCGCTGACCTTGTTGATGTAGACGCAGACTCTGCATTCCCAGATGGTCGCATGAGAATTGCTGACCCAGACTTTGTTAACAACCCAGAGAACGTCGATGCGCTTATGCGAGGCGAAATCAAGGTTGAGAACCTTCGTCCTGGTGACTTTGTTCGACCAAACCGCGACAAGGATGACTTCTACCAAGTTGTAGCCATCCGTGGTGGTGATGAGTTTGGTGTTGAAGAGTTCAAGCGCCGTGTTCTAGTTCAGAACAAGGAAGGCGACCAGAAGGTTGTGTTCTGGAACCAGAACGCATTCCTTGATGAAGTTCGTCGTCCTAAAGACCGTCGTGTTCTCGCTGCTGGCCCAGAAGATAAGGATGCCCTTGAAGAGGCTGGTGCCCTCGAAGCTGCTAAGCCAGAGATGAAAGATGGCGAAGTCAAGGCAGTTCCTACAAACCTTTCAGATGTCAAGGCAAAAATCACTCGCGACGGCGACAACTATGTTGCTGAAGTCAACGGTGCAGATGACAACGGAAACGAAGTCAAGTTCGACGGAGTTCTCCCAAGTCGTGAAGCAGCAGAAGAATACGTCAAGCGTGCATCTGCTCAAGCACATAGTGATATGAAAGCAGCACGAGGCGAAGAGAAAGACAAGTCTCTTGCTGTTGGTAATGAGCCAGCAAACATCAACGAGATTCCTCAGGTTGAGCACGTTGACGATTTGCCAGTTGGTCGTGGTGAAAACGAAATCACTCCCCGCGCCGAAGGCGAAGAAGTTGTTTACAACTCCAAGGGTAAGGTCATTGACGACGAAGGCGAAGTTATCGCTCAGGTCGAAGAAGACTTCCCAGACCGCAAGGCTGCAAGTGATGGCGGTGAGGAGAACATCAAGCGAGCTGCAGAAGCTCTTGCTGATGAAATCGCACGCCAGCGAGAAGGAATGCTTCTCCGCACAGAAGGCCGTGGTCGTCGCAACTTGCCACCAATCCCTGAGAAGTACCGTCGTCAGGTTTACATCCGACTTCTTGCTGGTCTCTACGCAGACGCAGACGGAAACCCACTCGCAATTGGCGACAAGGTTGTCCACGAGAATCCAAAGATTCGAGAGAAGTACGGCGAAGGTGTCGTAGTTGGCAAAGTCCAAGGAAAGATTGGTGGACTACAACGCAAGGGCGTTGTATACGTTGACTATGTTCGCGTTCAATACCCCAACGGTGAAATCCGCAAGTACGTTTCACGATTCCAGCGTCACGTTGACCCAGCAGTTGCGAAGGAGCGTTTCGACGCAGAGCCTCGCATCAACTGGATGAACCAAGATGAAATGGACATTGCTCTTGCAGAGCGTCGTAAGAAGCCACGCAAGGGTGGAAACGCAGAGCAGGATGCTGCTGACGATGCAGTAGAGCAGGTAGTCGAGCAAGTGGACGAAGCTGTCGGTCAACCAGCTGCTCCAGAGCCAGAAGAAGCTCCTGAAGCTCCTGAAGCTCCTGCTGCCCAAGAACAAGACATGTTCAAACTAATTGGTGACGAGCATGTTCGTAGAAATGGTCAGTTAGTTGAGAATGCCAAAGTTCGTGATGTGAAAGTAGGAGACTACGTTCAGACAAGACGAGGAAACTTTGGACGAGTAATTGGGCTTAATCAGGTAGGCGACAGAGTTGCTATCAAAGTTGAGTATCCAAACGGTGGCGAATACGAGTACAGACCATACAGACTCAATGGACCAATCAGTGGTTTGTACCGAATTGATGGAGAACAAGCACCACAAGGAGAGGCTCCAGCAGCTCCACAGACTCCTCAGGTTGAAGCACCAGAGGTACCTCAAGCTGCTCGGCCTAAGCCTGAAGTCGTAGCTCAAGACGCTGCTGATAGAAATGTTCCTGTCCCAAGAATTGCTGCTCCAAAGCCCGTTTCCCCAGACGATGCCGCAGTTCTTAAGCAAGAGCAAGATGCTCTTAAGGACCTGAAGGCCATCAAGAAAGAAATTGGTCCTCAGAACAGGGCTAGAACATACGCGGAACAGCGCTTCATTAAGAACATTCAAGAAGTTGATAGGAAGATAAAGAGTGGCGACTTGCGAATGGGCAAGTACTACCTTGGACGAGCCCAGCGTCGTCTCGACCAACTTCCACAGGACATGCAGGACCGCTACCGCGACCGTCTGCAAAACATGGAAGTCATCTTCAGAAATGCCGACAATCAGCAATCTGCTGGTCCAAAGCTCAACTTCGATGGACTTCCACTAGAAGAGTTTGACCCAATTGCAGTTCGCGATAAGAGAATTGCGGATGGAGAGAACAAGGCTCAGCTAAATGATTTCTGGAAAGCAGAAATGTTTGGCAACCTTAAGCTCGATGAGCTTGCTCAGCAGGGTCTAGACATTCGTCAGCACAAGGACGAAATTCGTAGGTTCTTTGATGGTGAGCCAAAGCCTTTGGCATCTCTCCCAGAGAATGCAAGATTTGCTCTACAAGCAATCGTGCAAAGAAATCTTGTGAAGCAAAACAAGACTACGGAAGAGAAAAACAACCTTCGTAATCTAGTTGAGCTTGCAGACGCCTTGCACAAAGAGCGTCTTGCCTTTGAGCCAAATGATGGCAACAAACTTGACGCTCGTGGGGCAATGCTCCTTGAGTTCAGCCCAAGTCAAATTGCTTCTGCAAAGAGAGGTGGAGGCCGTCTAACAAGAAACGGTCAGGACCTCGGGTTCAGAGTCGAAGCCACTGGCATGGGTGGAGGCCGTCGCGGAGCAAACAAGACATACCGAATCATTGATGAGCAGACTGGAAAGGTCTACTTCTACAAGATTGACACGGACAAAGAAAACATCGACGCAGAACTTGCTGCGGTGGACCTAGCTCGTGCTCTTGGTATGCATGGTGTGTACCCAGCAGAGGCTCATCCAAAAGAGAGCAATGTAATTGTTCTTGGTCAAGCTGGTCAGAACTTGAAGATGAAGAAGGGACCGAAAGTCTTTGCTCAAGAAAACGTTGGTCCTCGCGAGCTAGTAGACAACGGTCCAGTAAATCAAGTATTCCAGATGATGGTCTTGGATGCTGTAATGCATAACAACGACCGACATGGACAGAACTTCCTCGTGGCTAAGCCCCAAGACAGAGGAGCTGGCTATAGAGACATTGCGAATATGCCTCTAATGATTGACAACGGTCTTGGTCAGGTAATTGCTACCAAAGAAGAGAACTATTACGGTAAGCCAGTAGACCCAGTTGAATACATTATGAACCCGCCTGGTCGAAACAGAGCAGCAAACATCCACAACTACGTTGTTCGGGCTCTTGGTCCAAAGGGTGTCTATGAGTTGATGCAGCTCACAACCCAGCAGGCTATACAAGAGCTACGGAGAATGTATCCAGCTGGCGCTAACCCAGATATGGATAAGCTTGTCTCTAGATTAGAGAGACTAAAGAACGCTGACATTAGTGAATGGGGAGGCTAAAAATGGCTGTAGTTGTTTATCGCGTGTATGACATTGATGCAACAGATGTCAATGACCTTGAGGATTACTCCTTTTCAGTCGTTGCCACAGAAGAAGGTGCCGAGTATCTAATCCCAGATTGGGCAAATGGCGATGGCTTAGATGCAGACCGCATTGAAGCCAGTGTTGCTCGGAATTACCAAGACGAAGAAAAGCCAGAGACTGCTGAAGACTGGGCTGATGTCGCTGTTGACAGGGTTTATGGCTCAATCTTTCTAGTCGAAGAAGAGTATGAGTCAGTGGAAGCTGCAAAAGAAGGGGAAGCAGAGTTCGCAAACGAAGCTTTCTTGATTAAGCAGGACTACCTAGCCGATGCAGACGATAACGAGCTCATGGTGGACGAAGACGATGAGGAGGAAGAGGAATAATGGACGAACTTTACGTTCTTATCTCTGATGGAGATGAGGTCCCTGCTCTTTTCAAAGTCTCAGATGGCATCGAGCAAATCCGTATGAACGGTGAGTGGACTGACCCTACAGAGGACCAAATCGAGGCATTAGATGGTCTTATTGTAGCTACAATTAAGGAAGATTTTATTTCAGTCTATGATGAAATTCAGGCTGAAAAAGGCACGCCTACTAGAGAAGATGTAGAGCCCTACAGGGTGGAGAGCAAATAATGGATTACCTAGGCAGGGTTGGTTCTAAGGCGCTTTTCGCATCTGCTGGCATTGGCGCAATTATTGATGAATCAACCAAGACCCTCGTTGAGCTTGGAGATGCAGATTCCTTGCTTGAAGCCTCCCAGTGGAACGCCTTTGGGGCACGCCCAGAAGGCACTACCTATGAACTAGCCAACGCTGCCTTGACAGACCTTGACATTAGAGTTTTTGCGGATAACGACCGCATGTACACGATTCCAGACGCCGTTATTGCTGAGGCAAAGCGTGGTCTTGCTTGGCGTAAGGAAGAAAAGCGAGGTGGTACACCAGTTGGTCTTAATACTGCTCGCACTCTTGCTCGCGGTGGTCAGATTGGTATCAAGAAGGTTCGCCACATTGCTAAATATTTCCCACGCCACGAAGTAGACAAGAAGGGCAAGGGCTACAAGCCAGGCCAAGACAACTACCCATCCAACGGTCGTATCGCTTGGGCACTTTGGGGCGGTGACGCTGCACAGCGTTGGGCCTCTGCCATCGTTGAGCGTGAAAACAAAAAGAAGAAGGGGCCAATGGTCGCTTCTTACGGTTTTGATGACTACAGCAGAGCCGAACGAGTTGATTATGACTCCTTCCGTCCATCAGAAATAGAACCAGATTTCTTTATTCGTATTCGTCTAGACGGCTCAGGCATTGACCGTCTTTATAAGGTTGACGAAGACGGCTCAGTGTTTGTTTGGGACGACGGAGCTTGGGACGACCTAGGAAACATCGAGCACGACTTTGAGACTTACGACAAGACTCTCGATGACCCATACGACCAGACACAAAAGATTCACACACCCTGTGACAGGGAGTCAGCAGTCAAGATTTCTGCAATGCTCGACAACAATCCAATGGAGAAAATTCATCTCCAAATGATTGACTTTGACGAGTCAGAAGTTTTCGAGAACTCAATTCCAGAACTTGATTGGGAGTTCCTAGACCAGCTCAGCGATGACACAGTTATTGAGTCGGAAGACTGGGAAGATGACTTTGGCGGTTTGCTAGCTTCTATTACAGAATTTGCTGAGGCAGATGTAACTCCAGGTGTTTACACAGAAGAAGAGCGTTCAGAAGCAG